GACTTAGTCCTGGAGATTCAAAAGAAGGGTCTGTGGTAATTTGGGAACATCCAATAGAAGATCCACCTTATAGTTTATATATTGCTGGATGTGACCCTTATGATCACGATAAGTCTACTACTAATTCTCTTGGTAGTTGTATTATATTTAAAAGGTTTCAGAGTTTTGAAAAGTTTTATGATCTACCTGTAGCTGAATATACTGGGCGTCCAGAGACAGCAAATGAGTTCTACGAGAACGTAAGGAAACTAGTAAAGTATTACAATGCTACTTTGCTATATGAGAATGAAAAGAAGGGACTGTTCACCTATTTTGAACAGAAGCATTGTGAATATCTCTTGGCAGATCAACCTGGTACTATAAGGGATATCGTTAAGGATTCTAAAGTCCAACGAGGCAAGGGAATCCACATGAATAAAGAAATTAAACAATGGGGCGAAGGACTGATTAAAGATTATCTTATTGAAGAGTTTTCGCCCGGACAGAAGAATTTATTGAAAATATATTCCGAACCTTTATTGGAAGAACTTATAAACTTTAATGATACTGGTAACTTTGACCGTGTTATGGCGTTTATGATGGTTATGATTTATAAGGAGGAATTATTTCAAGTACAAGTGAAAAAGAAGAAGGATTCAAATAAGAATAAAATGTTATTTCCGAATCCTTTATTTACACACAATAATTTTTAAAGCTAGCTAAATGAATGTAAATGGTCCTGGAGTTCTTCCTATACAAAAGGTTCCTTTAAGTAAGAAGACTAAGGAATGGAGAGAGAATTCTGTTAATGCTATTATAGGCAAACAGGGTACGGGGCGCATTGGTACGTATACCAGAAAAGAGCATATGGCTATAGACTATGAGCTCTATAATGGTAATTTTAATAAGAAAGATCTTAAATATATTACTGACCCCTATGATATTGGAGATAGTTTTCCAGCATCACCGCAGGAGTTTAATATTATTAGGCCTAAATTAGATCTACTTGTTGGAGAAGAATCAAAGCGTCCTGAGAATTTCTTAGTTGTTCAGACCAATGATGAAGCGGTAAGTATGTTGCAATCTCAGAAGAAGGAGCTACTGATAAATTATATGAATGATTTATTGGGCGTTTCTAATGATGAGCAACCTGCAATGGATCTTCCGCAGATTCAGGAATATATGACGAAGAACTATAAAACAATTGCGGAGACGCAAGCCACACAGACTATACGATATCTACGTGAGAAATTGAATCTTAGGAATGAGTTTCTACGTGGTTGGAAAGATGGTTTGATTGCGGGCGAAGAAGTGTATTATGTAGGAATACATAATGGAGAACCTGTATTATATAGACAAAATCCATTGGATTGTGATTATGATCCGAATCCAAATTTGGAGTGTATTGAAGATGGTGACTGGTTTGTCAAACATACTTTAATGTCACCGGCTGAAATATATGATACTTATTATGATAAATTAAGTGAGTCAGACTTAGATGAATTACTAAGGATGACCAGAAACTCATCTAGTGTTGGGAGAGGAGCTCAAGGAGATGACAGTTATAGACCTATTGTATATAGGGAAAATATAGCAGATAGTTTCAGGCAAGGATATGTTTATACTGATGATAAATTAGATATATATCATGTAGTATGGCGTTCTTATCAGAAAGTAGGATTTATTACTTATGAAGATCCAGAAACTGGAGAAGAAACAGAACTTCTTGTTGATGAGAATTATAAACCAGATGTAGGAGAAAAAGTTGATTGGCAATGGGTTGGTCAAGTATGGGAAGGATATAGAGTAGGTAGAGATTTGTATTTTGGAATTGAACCTGTAGATTATATTGATGCCCCTATTGATTCTCCTGCACGTCAAAAGTTGCCTTATTCTGGAGTTATTTATTCTAATACTAATTCTAGAAATAAGTCTCTTGTAAGTATAATGAAACCATTGCAGTATATGTATATTGTAGTATGGTATCGTTTAGAATTGATGCTTGCTAGAGACAAGGGTAAAATCCTGACAATGGATGTAACCCAAATACCTAAATCTATGGGCATTGATTTGCCTCAATGGATGCACTATCTTAGTGCTTTGGGTGTTAACCTGATTAATCCCTATGACGAAGGCTGGGATGTTCCTGGTCGAGAAGGCGGTAAGCCTAGTCAGTATAATCAGATTTCTGCTCAGGATCTTAGTATGATAAATGTAATTGACGGTTATATTGGCATACTTGCTAAGATAGAAGATATGATTGGTGAATTGTCTGGTGTTTCAAAACAAAGACAAGGAGCTATTCAACAGCGAGAACTTGTGGGTAACGTAGAACGTGCTGTTATCCAATCTTCTCATATTACTGAACCATTATTCTGGAAACATAATCTAGCCAAGAAGAATGCAATCACTATGCTTATTAATACAGCTAAGCATGCGTGGAAGAATTCAGATGGTAAGAAGTTACATTTCATCTTTGATGATATGTCCAGAGTATTTATGGATATAAGTGAAGATTTTCTATATGCAGATATAGATATTTTCTTATCTGATTCTACTAAGGAAGATCAACAACTACAGTCTCTTAAGAGCTTACTTCAACCTGCTATGCAAGCTGGAGCTGGTTTATTTGATGTAGCTGAGATTCTTACTTCAGATAGTATGAGTGAGATTAAAAATAAACTTAAGCAGATTGAGATTCAGCGTCAAGAAATGGTACAGCAGCAACAGCAAGCTGAACAGGAAATGGAGATGCAAAAGCTACAAGCTGAGATGGAAGAGAAGCAGATGGATAGAGATCAGGATGAACGTGAATCTCAGAGAGAGTATCAGAAGGCCATTGATGTAGCAATGATTCAAGCTCAATCTAAAGCAGAAGATATTGAAGCTCCTGAAGATAATACTCTGGAAAAAGAGAAACTCAATATCCAGAAAGATAAGGAGCGACACGATTATGAAATTAGTAAAAGGCAAATGGATGAAGCTGTTCGCAAAAATCGTATGGCAGAAAAACAGAAAGCCGAAGAAATAAGTATTAAACGAAAGGCTGCGAATAAACCGCAACCAAAAACTAAATAATTATGGCAGAAGAGAATACTCCGTCCCTTGGTGGGTTTGATCTATTATCAGATATGCTTGTCGGCGGTGCCACCAAAACTGATGAAGACGGAAGGTTAGATGTTGGCAGTGAGCCGCCTGTAATAGATCCAAAAACTATTAAGGAACAACTGGCTAAAGAAGAACCCCTCGAAGAAGACGAAAAAAAGAAAGAAGAGGAGGAGAAAGAACAAGAAGAAGAAACACCTGAAAAAGAAGAAAAAGAAGAAGAACAGGAAGAGGAGCAGGAAGAGGAAGCTGAAGAAGTCGAAAAGTCTGAAGAAGATCTTGGAGAGTTTGAGGCAGATGTTACTGCTCTACTGAATGAACGTTTCTCCGAAGAACTAGGATGGAATATACCTGAAGAAGAGGCACCAAAGAGTGTCAAGGAGTTTGTAGATATGATGAAGGAGATAGTTGCCGAGGCATCTGCTCCTCAATATGCAAACGAAGAAGTTCAGGCATATGACGAGTTTGTTAGGAATGGTGGAAATCTACGTGAGTTTTATAAAAATGCAGTCGAAGGAAGGGTTGATGTTGAAAATGTGGATATTGATAATTCATATGATCAGAAACAAGTTTTAACAGAGCACCTTACTAACCAAGGATACAGCAGTGATCGTATAAATAAGATGATTAAACGATACGAAGATGCTGGAGTTTTGGAAGATGAGGCCCAAGATGCTTTAGAATTATTAAAAGATTATAACGAAAAAAATAGGAAAAAGCTATTAGAGGAGCAAGAAAACTTTGCGAGGTTGCAACAAGAACAGCAACAAAAGTTTGTAACTGACGTAGAAGAAAGTATAAAGAATTTGGATAATATTCGAGGAGTTAAAATATCCGACAAGGATAAAAAAGAACTTTTAGATTATATTTTAGTACCAGATTCTGAAGGATATACTAAGTACCAAAGAGAGTACATGGGTAATATTAAAAATCTTTTAGAATCAGCGTACTTTACAAAGAAAGGAGATGTCTTGATCAATAAAAGTAAAGCTCAAGGCAAATCCGATGCTGTGAAGAACTTACATGATAAGCTCAAAGCCAATAAGGGTAATAGAAGCCGACAGAGTGGAACCCAAGAACACGGCAAGACTTCATCAGGATTGAGTGTCTTAGGCAGTATGTTACAAGGAAGTTAAATTTTAAATTAAAGTTAGAGTATGGAAAATAATGTTTTGAATGATCTTGTCCTTTATCGGACTAGGTATTTTTCAGATCTTGTTGATGAGAACATGCTGACTAACGCTCTGGTAACACAGCCCCATAAGGTATCACCAGTGATTTCTTACATTTTTGGTTATTTCAACCAGGGTAACGTTATCGACTATATTACCAACGGTATGGGTAATACTGTGACCACAGAGCATAGGCAGTACGAATGGGATGTTATGATTGAACATGACAAGCCTATCACTATTCTCGATGCAAAGTGGCAAGGAACCACTATTGATACTAGCTCTACTTCTACTGATGTACCTGGCCTTGGTCAGAGTACTATTCAATTGTGGCTTCCTGAGAAATGGTTTGGACCAGGAGCTATTCTGACGTTTGATGACAAAGAGTTTCAAGCTAGAGTAGTTGGCGAACCTTATCAGGATGGCGGTGCTTTTGTATACACAGTAGTTGTAGCGGATGGTAAAGCAGAGTCTTATATTGATCCTACTCTTCTCGCTGATGGTAAGCAAGTAAGCCGCCTGGCTTCAGCTTACGAAGAATACAGTGAAGAAGCAGATATTTTCAACTATCAGACTCCGTTTAAACTACGTAATCACCTTACTACTATTCGTGCATCGTACGATATTACTGGTGATGCTTATTCGAGTGTAATGGTTGTTGCCTTGAGGGACCCGGTTACTAAGAAGCAGACCATGTATTGGGCTGACTATCAAGAATGGGTAGCTATGCGTCAGTGGTTCGAGCGTATCGACAAAATGACAGTGTACTCAAAGTATAACGCTAATTCTAACGGTACCGTTGATCTGAAAGGATCTAATGGACGTCCCGTTTATATTGGTGCTGGTTTGCTGCAGCAAATTGCTCCTGCAAACAAGAAGACTTTTACTACACTGACTCTTGATCTGTTGGATACTTTCATGTCTGACCTTTCCTATAATATTTTAGGAATGGGCGAAAGGAAGTTCATTGCGCTTACCGGTGAAATGGGTATGCGTGAATTCGATAGAGTACTTCGTGCGAAAGCTTCCGGTTACACACTCGTTGATACTAAATTTGTTAGCGGCTCTGGTCAGAACTTGGTTCTGGGCGGACAGTTCGTTACTTATAAAGGACTTAACGGTGTTGAACTGACATTGAAGCATTTCCCGTTGTACGATAACCCAACTGACAACAGGAAATTACATCCTATTACCGGCAAACCGCTGGAGTCCTATAGGATGACCTTCCTTAATATTGGAACTAGAGATGGTCAAGCTAACATCCGTAAGGTTGTTCGCAAAGATCGTGAAATGGTTATGTGGTACACTGGTGGTTCGGTTGCTCCGGGCTCTGGTCATGCCAAGTCTATTTCTACTCTTAGATCTAACGCTAAGGATGGATATTCGGTACACTTCTTAACTGAGCAAGGTATTATGATCGCTGATCCTACTACCTCTGGTGAGTTGATTTGTGACGCTGAGTAATAATTAATTAAGGCTTTGGGGGGAGGGCCCCAATACTCCCCCTTTTTTTATAAACCGTTAATAACGAGGAAATGAAAGTAATATTACGCCCACTAGTGACAGCAGATGCGTCCTGGGCAGGTGTTAAAAACTATAAAAACTGTTACGAAGATATAGGTGTCTATTTTACTAGACATGGTCAAAGGTATAACGGAACATTGACGGATGAAGACAGAGAAAGACTTGGCAAGAAATTGGGAAAAGATTTGTCGCCAGGTTCTGATTTTTGGGAAGGTTTCTTTATTCGTACTAATGGGAAGGACATTATTCTGGAAACAGAAGAGCCAATGGACGAGCTAAAGTACCTATATCTACGAGGACATAAAAAAGTAAAAGATTCTATATTCACACATAAAGCAACTGCAAACTTTGTACTTGTTAATCAAGAAGAAGAATCTAAGAAAACTAATCTCTTTAACAGAGTTAAGCGTCAAGCTGGTAGGGAATTCGATAAGATGACTACCGAAGAAATGCGAAAAGCGCTTAGAATATTTGGTAAATCTTCAGAGCAACTTGCTCCAGATGTAATAGAAAACCGCTTATACGAAATAGTAGAGGGAGATCCTCAAGGATTTTTGGAGAAGTGGGCTAACAATAAGAGCAGAGATACTCAATATTTAGTCGAAAGAGCCGTTTCGTTGAATATAATTAGGAAGAATAAAAGGTTATATACATATGGTACTGATACTATTGGTCATGGACTTTTAGATACAGTAGCTTATTTGGAAGATCCTAAAAACCAAGATGTTCTATTTGCTATTCAGCAAGGGGTTGAGGGCAAAGGTACAATTGACAAGGAGCCTATAAAAAGAGAACCTCTAGTTGTTGAAGAGAAAGGCAAGCATCAGTTAAGTATGAAACCTGTTGCTGAAGTCAAAGAAGAACTTGCGAAATCTAGTAAAAAGAAATAATGGACATACAAACAATGCATCAGAACGTTAAGCTTGAGCTTGACAAAACTACTGCTCTAGAACTTCCTGCATTTGAGCCAGAAGAAATTGATTTTTGGCTTACTAATGCAATTTGGAAGTTTGGGAAAATTAGGTATGATGGATTAAATGTCAAGGGTACTGGATTTGAACAAACACAGAAAAGGATTGACGATTTACGTACTTTAATTAAATCTTATTCTGATACTTCACCTGCTGCTTCTACTACATATGTATCTAGTGGAGGATATAGTGCAGATTTACCTGTACTTGGAAGTGGGAACGGAGACGAAGATTATTGGTTTACTTTAGCGGAAGATGTCAATATAGTAGTATCTACTACTGAAACCAGAGTAGGTATTACGGAATGTACGCTAGATGAATTGAGATTTAAATTAGATGATCCTTTTTCTGAACATATTTTACATTATGGAACTGCCAAACCTCTCAGAATTTTCAAGGGAAACTCTGTTGAATTGATAGGAGACGGTAGTAATTATACTATTGATGACTATCATTTGACTTACTTAAAACGACCTCAAAAAATTAGCAGAACAGATGTTGCATCTGGAAGCATAGTTGCAGGGGTGGTTTATGGTGTTTATAGTACTAGTCCAACCGCATATGTTACATATAACGGTAATAATTATTATACCGGTGATGTATTCACTGGAGTAACTGCCGTTACTACATATACTGAAAGCGGAACTTGTACTGTAAATACTTCTTGTGATTTACCAGAACATACACATGATGAAATTGTTAAAATGGCGGCTAGTATGATGTTGGAAAATATCGAACAACCACGTTATCAAACTCACATGAACGAGGTAAATACAATGGAATAAATATTAATTAAATTTGAATTATTATGTTAAACAGAGTTACGAGTCTATTAATCGGAAAGGATATTAGCCGGGATGCACAGGTGACTGCTGGTGCCCAATTGGACACCATCATGAAGTCTACAGGTCTTGCGGCTGGTGAGATCGTAGTTTTGGATAAAGATAAAACAGTATTAACAGCCGGTGCAACCATCGCTGACTCTGATACTATTTATATCGTTCAATCTACTGCCGACACCTTTTCTTACACCAATAAGGCTGGAACAGCCGTTACTGGGAACCGTAAGATTAAAATGTCTGGTCCTATTGTAGGCGCTAAAGTTAAAAACTACTATGGGAAAGCTTACTCCGCTAAGTCGGAGCAGACTTCTTCTGTAGATTTGACTGGCTGGAGTCCTGTTATTGGAACTGAATACATTGTTCGCATTGTATATAAAGACGTTCCAGAACATCCAGGTCAGTTTACACAAACTTACAGGCACGTCGCTACTACTACTACTCTCGATACTGAGGGTGCCGCTATTGCAGCTAAAATTAATGCTCATACTGGCCGTAGGGTAGATGCTACTTATACTACCGGTACCGACGTACTTTTGCTTACTGGTAGAGAGATACCGGAAAGTTGTACTGCTCTTACTGATATTGACAGGTTTAAAATGGTCGAGTTTACTCCCTATTTTAACTATGTTACTTCAACTGGCGCTTGGGCAACTATCGCCTCTACTTCTACTACTGTAACCACTACTGCTGCCAATTATGGTAGTGGTAACTGGGAGCAAATTAGGGATCTTGAAAATGACGTACAGGGATACCGTGGTATTTCTAACATCACTCACTTCCCAGTTATTACTCCTACTAGGGATACTGTAGTAGATGCTACTTATAATATGATTGTTATCGAGCATGACAATCCTTATCAGTCTCCGGACAATCAGTATGTCAAGGATGCTCCTCAGACTACTGTTCTTGCTTTTGTAGTTCCTTCAAGTGGAACTCAGCAGGATTCAGTTCTGCAGCAGCTTAATCCTTGGATGGCTTCTTGCCCGAAGGCTTTTTCTAATGTTGTACTTTAATGAATAGGAGAAATTATTATGGCTACTAATGAACATATGGTGAAAAGAACAGCCGTAGCTAGTTTCAGCCTAACCAATGGTGCAGCTACGGTAGCTGGTGGGGCTATGATTCCTGCCGGAGCGATTATTACTGGTATTAGAATTTGTTCTCCTGATGCTGTCACACTGACAAATGCTTCTCAGACTGTAGTTCCCAAAGCAGGAACTCAGGCTCTGGCTGCAACTGTTAATGTTAGTGATTTGCCAGCTCAGACTGTTGCTGGTGTTACAGCTCTTTCCGCAACGGCTGGAATTTATGTCCAATCTGATTGCGAATTGAATCTGGTATGCGGTGCAACTGGAACTTCTACAGCATCTGGTCGATATGACTACTATGTAGATTATCTCTATTTCCAGAGTTAAACTAAACTTTTAATGGGGTGGGTTCTGCCCGCCCCTTTTTTTTAATTATATTTATTTATGGAACCACGAATAGTTGTAAGTAGTGAGGATGTTGGAATAAATAATAAAGACCTAGATAAAGCAATAGAGAAAGTTGAAAAATCCGGAATGTATCGTGATCTATCGACTGTTATCATTTGCCCTACTAGAGGAGTATTTCCGACAAGAGTCGTACAATCATGGATGAAATTGCAAAAACCGTTAAATCAGAATGTATTTGGTCCTATCTTCGGAGAAGGATTAGCGGTAGATCAGGCTTATAATGAGCTAGTTAAGTATGTAATTAATCATCCTTTACTTGGTACAGCCAAGTATATATTGACAATTGAAGAAGATAATTTGCCACCTGTAGACGGTTTACTTAAGTTATATGAGTCAATGGATGAATTTGACGGAGTATCTGGACTATATTGGGGCAAGGGACCAAATGGATTCCCAATGATATTTGGAGATCCTGAAGAAGAAGATGGAGTAGACAATAAACCTATGATACCTAAACAAGGAGAAGTTCAAGCATGCCTCACAATTCCAATGGGATTTGGTTTGTTTAAAACTGAGATGTTTAGGGAGATAGAAGGCCCCTGGTTTAAGACAGAAGAAGGTCTTGACGAGAATGGGATAGAAAGAAAGACTACTCAGGATTTCTATTTTTGTAGAAAAGCAAGAGAAAAAGGGTATAAATTTGCTGTGGATAATCGTGTTTTAGTTGGACATTATGCACATAAAGAAGATAAAGTATATTAATTATGAAGGTAGATCTTGCTTGCGGAGATAATAAACACGAAGGTTTTATAGGGATAGATATAGTAGATATTCCAGAAGTGGATATAGTACATGACTTATCTGTGTATCCTTGGCCTTTAGAAGATAATAGTGTTGATGAAGTTGTGTGCAATCATTATATTGAACACATACCTCACGATGATATCCTTGGGGATATTAAAGATATTTTAAAAGAAACTACGTCCTTTGATGAATTTAAGGAAAAGCTTCTAAATAAGAAAAAGAGTAAAGACGGTTTTATTAAGTTCCTTGAAGAACTTCATAGAATACTCAAACCAGGTGGAAAAGCTAAGATAGTAGCTCCTTATGCAACTAATGTTAGGGCATATGGTGATCCTACTCATACTAGATATATCCATGATTGGTCGTTTTACTATGCCAATAAGGAGTGGATGGACAATAATAAGTTGACCCATTATGATATTAAGGCGGACTTTGATGTTAAGTTTAGTTATTTTATTGATGATGAACTTAGTTTAAAATCAACAGAAGTTCGACAAGATGCATTTAAGAGAGATTGGAATAGTATAGTAGATTTAATTGTTGAACTTACAAAAAGAAATTAATAATGGCATTTACTTTAGACTTGTTATATTCTCAATCTAACGATGCTACTACATTAACAGTTACTGATGATGCTAATACTTATCATGCTGTAGATAATCCAACTGGTTGGGAAACTGGTGGAGCAACTAATCCAGATCCTGCAGATATAGTCATTTCTACAGATACTACTGCAGGAAAACATCATTTGTTACTTACTATTACTGTTACTGATAAAAATAATACCACTACTGTATATGATACTTTGAATTTGTGGGATCATGCTAAAGTATTGGATTCTACATTTACTGGGTTTACTGATGCTTCGGATCTTACTTGGGCAATTAATCCGTCACATTTAATTGCTAGCAGTACTGCAATGGGAGATAGTGATGATAGATTAGACGACGGTATATATAATATGGTATATACATTGCAAGATGCTAATTCAGGAGTTGCAGTAGATAGTTTAGATGAGGATACTTTGGTAGACGGTGATGTGCGGTATGATGTATATAATAAACTTAGGGATGTTTCTTCGATACATTATCTTAATGAATTAACAGATACATCTAGAGAAGTGATGGAAGCATTACTTGCATATACATATCTACAGGCATTAGAGGCTTCTGCAGCAGTAGCGCTGACAGAAGAAATAATTAATATGTTGTATACATTAGACAAATTAGTAAGCGATGGCAGTTCTTACACTTGGTAGTGGAGTTGCTCCAGTAAAAGGAGCCAGAGAGTTTGATCCTATTGGAGGATGGGGCACATATGTATATTATGATTCTAATACTTTATGGGTAGATAATGTAGTAGCTACCGATGAAATTATAGAATTTACTGGTGGTGCTGGAGTTACTTTTTCTGATAGTGTATATTTTACTGGATTAAGTGAAGATAATTCTGCTACTTATGTTGTAAGTATTGATCCGACAGATGGTTCAATTACATATACTGCTTTGACGGATTTAGTGGAATATGGTACTGATAATCAGATTCCAGTAATGAATGCGGCGGGAACTGGATTTGAATATAGTCCATATCTTACTTATGCTTCGTCATCATTTTTAGTTAGTAATGCTAACGGGGATTATAGTTTTATTAATGCCGATAGCATGGGTATATATAGCGACTCTGCTTCTAGATATGTAACTTATATTGATCCATTTACTACGGATGGTGGAAATGATTTTGATGCTTATATATTTAACACAGTAGCCGCTTTTTCAAATCCTCTTAGTGAATTAATGAGTGTAAGGACAGCTAATACTCATATATTTACTATATATGGAGACGGCCATATGGAGAATACTACATATGGTTCTGGTTCATTTACAGGGACTCCTGCTTATGCTTTAACTGTAGATGCTAATGGTAATATTATTGAATCAGCATATTCATCTTTGAGTTATGGCACAGAAGATCAAATACCAGTTACTAATGCTGCAGGAAATAATTTTGATTATAGCGCAGGATTTACTTTTAATGGTACTACTTATACTTTATTATTAGGAGATCCTTCTGTAAGCAATACTATTATTCAAGCTGCTTCTGGAAGTGTGGCAAATCCTACTGGGGTTGATTTAGAAATATATGGAGGGGCACCTTATGATGCAGCTGGAGAAGATGCGGGAGGTGTTATAATAAGAGGAGGCAATGCTAGATTAGGAGACGGTAGTTCTAGTCCAGGTCCTGTATATATTTATAGTGGTAGTGCATCTGCATCTAGTCTTAGTATTCCATTATATATTGGTTTTCCTGGTTATATTGGTACTGCTACTTCAATTCAACCAAGTGGAGATGAAGCTAATATATCTTTAGCAATAAGACCAAAAGGAACTAGTAATCTAACATTAGGTTCCAGTAATACATCTTATATTTGGAATTATGCTACTGCTCAAATTAGTTGGTATAGTCCTAGAACACAATTTGTTGGTCAAGATGGTACAGTAAAAGGGGCAACTGGAAATGCAACACAAGGAGATGGATATTCTATTACTATTCAAGGAGGAGACGTAGAAGGTACTGAAACAAATGGAATTGGAGGAACAGTATATATAAAAGGGGGTATAGGAAAAGGTACCGGAGAAGGCGGAGAGATATATATTCAAGCAGGCGATGGAACCGGTTCAGTTGGTTCTGGTGGAGGAGATGTTATTATAAAAGGCGGAGATGCTAATGATTCAGATGTTACAACTTCATATGGGGCTATACACTTAGTTCCGGGAGATCCTAGAACATCTTCTTGGCATGGGATGATATATTTGGGCCATGCTACGTTGAATCCTTCTAATTTAACTCATATTACTATACAAGAAGCTGGACCTAATGCCGATATGAGTTTATACATTTATCAAAAAGGTACCGGTAATATAACATTAGGCAGTAGCAATGGAACTAATGCTAATATATATGGCACTACTCTTGTAAATTTATTTTCTCCTGAAATTAGAATGGGCAGATCTGGCACTACCACTACCACGATCACTACTCCTAATGTTGCAGAAGGTAGTACTGCGTATAGTATGTTAATACAGCCATATCACGCATATTCTACTGATAATGAAGCAGGAGGAGATCTTACTTTAAAAGGAGGCCAAGCAGCTGGTACAGGTAATTCTGGAGATGTATATGTTACGGCTCTTGCTGCAACAGGTACTGCTGGTTCAGATGGAGGTAGTGTTGAAATTAGGGCAGGAAATGCTAATTCTGGAGATGCTACATCTAGTAGAGGATATATTTATTTAATACCTGGTATAAGTCAAAATGGAACTCAGGGTACAATATATTTAGGAGATACTGGATATACTGGTAGTCAGGTATACTTAGAAGTAGAGGCATCTGGTTCTACTAATGTTTCATTATATATTCGTCCACATGGAACTGGCAATTTAAATTTAGGTCTTAGTACTACTGCTGCCACTAATATATATGGAACAGGAGGTATAAATTTATATACTGATGTATTAAGTTTTCCTGAAGCAGAAGATAGTGTTATTAGAGGAGGATATGGACAAAATGGTGTATATAATGGTTATGATTTAACTCTTCAAGGTGGATATGCATATCAAGCAGGTGGAACTGGAAATGGGGGCGCTATCATTATCGAAGGAGGAGAATCGTATTCTTCTGGTACAGGAGGACAAGCTATAGTAAGAGGAGGTCCTGCTGATGTTTCTGGAGGAGGAGACGGAGGAGATGTTCTTATATATGGAGGTAATCCAGATGGAGCAGGTACTAGAGGCAATGTATATATAGGAGATGGTTCTTCTAATGCATATCTTCCCGCTAGGTCAGCTGAAACTAATGTAGTATATTATGATACTACTACTGGTAAGTTAAGTTATGCTACTAATGATGCACATGCTGCTTATACAGGAGCTTTAACAGACGGAGCACCTACAGATGCGCAATTAGATTCTGCAACTAGTACTACTCCGGCGGCAGTTGGAGCAGGTTGGAAGGCTATAGTTACTGATACTGATGGAACTGCATTATCTTATTTAATTGTATCTGATGGAACAAATTGGCATTATGTAGCATTAGCAGTTGCAACATAATTTGATTTTTTACGTATATAAAAGTATGTATTAAAAATAAAATAAGTAATATGAAATTAAATGTACCTGAGAGATTAGTATTGACTAGAAGTTTGCCTGAAAAAGGTAACTTTGAAACAATGGCTACAATAGAAGCTCTTAGAGGAGTATTATTCCTTAATGAAGAAGAGGTAGAAAAGTTTAAGGTTACCCAGAATGGCGATAATGTAAGTTGGGGACCAGAAGGCAATGAAGAAATTGATATAGATATTAGTGTAAAAGGCAAAGCTTTTTTGTTAAAAGTATTAGAAGAATTGGACGAAAAGGATGAACTTAATATGACACAATATCATATACTGAAAAAATTTAAAGAAGATAAGTAATTAAATGGCAACACAACAAGAAGTAGATGACAACATTAATCTTTGTAGACAGGAGTTAGCTTATTATGGAAATAGGGTAGCTCTTCGTAGTCAACGAGGAGTTAAGCCAACAGTTCATAAACAGATCTTGTTTATGTTGCTACAGGCTTATAATCAAATTGCCGAAGCATATAAAGATGAGCATCTAGGATATGCTTGGGTTTCTCCTTGGGGCGGCGGAGATGAATATGGGGATGGCAATTTTGGTGATGTTGATTGGTTTAATGATATCCAACAACACGTAAATAGAATAGGTAACTCATTTCATTGGCTTGATCTGAGTTAATATAAATAATTAAATAATTAAATTATGGCTTTAAGTACAACTAAACGATTCAATACTAGGGCTTTCGAGCAGGCCGGATTCTGGAATGAGGACGGTGAGGCTAGATTGAATGTGGAAGGAACTGTTTCGTTGGATGCTGAGTCTCTAGAAGCGAACATAAATGTCGATAGTTCGTCCGCTTCATACGGAGGTACATATATAGGTAAGGCTTCAGGCGCCACTAACGCCGATTTTGACGTAGCCTATACTTCAGCAGAAACGGTAACCTTCAGTAATTATCCATCTGGGATTAGTGGTTTCCATGCGGATGATATTGAGTTAGTTCGACAAATTGATACTAACGGCGCGGTTGTAGAAAGCTACACTAGGGACGATGCTACAATGTCTATTACAGGCGATGTGTTGACTGTCAGTGGAGCTTCTTTCGCAGCAACCGACACATTTCTTGTTTTAACTAATGTACAAGCAGGTGGAACTGCCGGTGGTTCTGGTTCTTCTGTTGGAGGTGGATCTTCGACATATAGTAATGCACAAGGAGACTTTGTAGCTACTATTACTGCTTCTACTACTAATATTACTATTACAGGACTTCCTTTTACTTTGGAAGATATACATGTAATAGGCGGTGCAATTAAGAAAGTAGATAGTTCTGGTGACGTAACATCTTTAGATACATCTAATGTTACTGTATCTGGTGGTGTTATTACTCTCGGTAATGAAACTAATTTTTCATCTGGGGATTCTGTATTAGTACAGCTAATTGGTCCAGATAAAGCATATGATGATGCTACTGATTCTAATCTTAGCTTTGTAGTTAATCCTAATTATGAGCACTATACTTCAGTTGAGCATTTGATTAATGAGTCTAATCTTGGTATTGATGGTACTCATGATGGTGGAGATGGATCTGCTACATTTACCGATACTGGTGAAACATATACTGCAGAGACAGTAGCGGAAGGATATACTATTTATAATGTCACAGATGGTTCTTCTGGCACTATTACAGCAGATACATTATATGGTCTTGCTGGTGACGGTGGAGCAGGTAGTCCTACTGCAGATGATATT